GATGCGTTGTATGCGTCCATTATGGCCTCGCCTTTTTTGGCGTCGCTATCATAACCGCCGCCTCCGAACAGGGCATATCCGCCAACTGTCGTTCCGGCAAGGAAGATTCTGTATTTACTCAGCGGTGTCGCAGTTCCAAATTTGTCAGCCTCTGCACTGTAGCACAGCCTCGCCTTGCCTCCGACACCGATGTACATTTTCTTGACCTTGCGGGCCGTGCCGCCGATGCCGATGTAGGCTTTCTTCATCTTGTGGGCTTTGCTGCCAACGCCCACATAAACTGCTTTTGCCATTTTGAAGTTTCACCTCCTCAGACGTAAACTACAAGGAGTTTTCCGTTTGCAAGTGCGCTTCCTGCACCCGGGTCATTCGTTTGGCTGACAAAGCTGTCGGCTTTTCCCTTCAGCTTGCCGTCCGTTTCGGTCTTCGTGTATACCATTTTGAATTTATCGCCCACCGCCTTCGCGTCCGCAGGCACATCCTCGGTGGTCAGTGTCTTGTCGGTAAGCAGGTTGAAAGTCCCGTCGCTTCCGACACTCATAGGGCCATATGCCATGCTGTCATCTCCTTATGCATATACGATGAGCACCTTGTTGGTGGCAAGGCTGCTTCCCGCCCCCGGGTCGGTGGTCTGGGCGGCGAAGGTCAGGCCGTTGACCGAGTTGGCCGTGCCGCCCGCACTCGAAGACCCGGCATAGTTGTGGGTGTGGGAACTGTTGGCTTTGCCGTTGAGTTTGGTGTTCATCTCGCTCTCGGTGTAGTACCGGTCGTCATGGGTATGGCTTGCGTTCGCCTTGCCATTCAGCTTGGTGTTCATCTCGCTCTCGGTGTAATACCGGTCATCGTGGGTGTGGCTGGACGCCGCCTTGCCGTCCACGAGGCCTTTCAGCACCTTGCCCTGATTTGCGCTCAGACTCTGGTCGGTGGCCGTGCTGGTCAGGTTGTCCTGCACGCCGCGCCAGGTGTTGGTGTCCGTGAACTTTGCATCCGCAGGCACACTCTTGCCCAGCGTGCAGGTCATAGCGACCGGCACACCATCCTTGAAGTATACGCCCTGCGTAGCAGAACCCGCGTTCTTGTTCAGTTTGTTGGCTGAGTTTGCCGCACCGCCCGCGCTGGACGAACCAGCGTAGTCATGCGTGTGACTGGCGTTCGCCTTCCCGTTCAGCTTTGCATCCATCTCGCTCTCGGTATAGTACCGGTCGTCGTGGTTATGCCCGCTCACCGCCACTCCCGTAAGCTTTTCATTGATCTCTGCTTCCGTATAATACCGGTCGTCGTGGGTATGGGCAGTCGGCGTAAAAGCAGTCGGCTTACCGCTGATGCTGTCCCATGCCGGCGCTGCCACGTCAGAAAACTTGTCGTCCACTTCGCTTTTGGCGTAATACAGGTCATCATGAGAGTGTTCCGCATCCGCCTTGCCGCCAAGCTTCGCATCCATCTCGCTCTCGGTGTAGTACCGGTCGTCGTGGGTGTGGCTGGTGTCCGCTTTCCCCGCAATGGCGCTGTTCACCTGCTCTTTGGTGAAGTATCGCCCGTCATGGTCATGCCCATTGTCAGCCTTGGTCGAGAGCTTCTTATCGACCTCTGTTCCATTTTGAAGATCTGTGTCGTTCTCCAGCTGAGATGTTTTCGTCGGCACACTGAAATTCACTGCCTTGTTTCCGTCCACAGCCAGCTGAATGCCGTTCACCAGGATCTTCTCGATGATGTTCGGCTGTCCTCCGGCTCTTTCGAGGCTCTGCACCCGTGCCGTCAGGGCGGCAAAATCAGTCACGACCTTTGTGCCAAAAGCTTCCAGCTGGCTGAGCTTTGCAAATATCACTTCGCCTGCCATTCGTCACCCCTCCCCGAAGACACGAACCATCATGGCATCAAACTCGCTGTCGGTCGCAGCTCTCGTCGAGATGCTGCCGCCGCTGGTCACGTTCATGCCGTCGCCTATCTTGACCAGACCCAGCTTGTCCCGGGTAGCAGGGGTGTTGACCGGCTCTTCCTTCTTGATGAGCGCTACGATGACGTCGATGTTCGCCGTCGGCTTCCGCACGGCATAAAAGCGCACATGACCATCGCAGGTCTCTATCATGCTAGCCAGCCCTGCCGGAGAAGCCGCCTCGAAGTTCTCGAGAGCGGTGGTCCCCAGCGGAGTCATGGTCGAAAGGCAGCCCGGCACTTCCACATCGCAGTAATACTGGTTCGGCCCGATGGCAGACTCCATTTTGACCCAGTCGCGGACGGGCAGGGTCAGCTCGTAAGAAGTCGTCCCCACCCCAAAAATCGTCAGCACCAGCTCGATGTCCTTCGTCGGCACCCGGATGGCAAAAAGCCGGAGCGCGCCATTTCGCGTCTCGACTGCATTCGCCAGCCCTGCCGCCACCGCTGCCGCATAGCTTTCCAGCCCGGTCGAACAGAATGGCGAATGTCTCTCCGTCAGGTCGGGGACTGCGATGTCGCAATAGTATTGGTATGGCCCCTTGACAGGAGAAAGTTTCTTCCAGCTGTCCTTCAGGGCCGTCAGGTCATAGGTCTTGTAGTAGCCGCCACTATATTCCGATTTGGCTTCTGCAATGACGTCTTTCGCCTTGTCCGAATATCGCTTTGCCGAGTCCTCGCTGCTTTTGGCATTCGTCTCGCTCTTCTTTGCGGCTGCGGCGCTTGCAGCAGATTCGCTTGCGCTCTTTGCGGAAGCATCCGCACTTGCCTCGCTCCGGTTCGCACTGGCTTCCGACTGGCTGGCCGATGCTTTCGATTCTGCCGCGCTCTGCTTCGACTCTGCGGCGCTTTTCGCCGAGGCGTCTGCACTGTTCTTCGAATCTGAGGCCAGTTCTTTCATCCGCTCGATACCCAGCCGCACCATCTCGATAACGGCTTCCATTGAGCGCGCGATATATTCGCGTACCTGTACGCCATAAACGGCCTTTCGCACACCGTGTACCGACGATGTCAGCAGGGCAACGACTTCGCTGTATGTCATATTTCACCACCTCGTTTTTATTTTGAATTTTCAGCTCGACGAATCGTCCTCGTTCACATGACCTATCAGTCCGAACAGCGCGTTCTTCACGTTGTTTATCGCACTCGTGATGGCGTCCACTCGCTTCGAGAGCTTCTTGCTCGTCAGTCCAAAGGTGAACTGCTTGTTGTCCGGGCTGTCCAGCGGGAGTTTCAGCTTGGTGCATATCATCCAGCGGTCCATCTCGTGGGGCTGTGAGAGGATGTGCGTCCGCAGCAAAAAGCCCAGCTTGCCCACGTTCTCACCCGCGTCCCTTCTGTCAAAGGCTTTGACGGTCAATGTCGGCTCGATGACCTGCTTGTAGTCGTCCAGCTGTTCCTGTGCCGCTTTTTTCAGCGAGTCTGCGGTCGATTTCTTGCCGTCCACGTAAATATGCCGGGAGCATAGCCCGTAAGCCGCAATGGACAGCGTGTTCTGTGCGGTAGCCGTGATGGTCTCGTAAGAGGTGCGCGAGAATATCCACCAGCCTTTTTTCACGGTCGAGATGCCGTGGGCCGTCACGCTGTTCACGAGTTCCGAGGTGCGCTTTTCTTCCAGCGTCAAATCGAGCATGTTCACACCGTACTCGATGGTCTGGTCGGTCGTGGGCATGTCCTCATCGGTCATGTAGTCGTAGTAAAAAAAGTAGTCCTCCGTGCCCGGGTCGTTGGCGAGCCGCAGCCGGAGGTATCCGTCTTTTCCTTTCTCGTGTTCCAGCAGGTATGTCGTCAGGATGGTCCAGAAACTCCCAAACCGGTCGCCCGAGTCCGTGGTGTCGATGCTCTGGCTCTTCACGGTCACGTTCCCGCGCTCCATGCAGTTCACAGGGCTGTTCCCTTTGTCTGCTTGGTTCGGCTTCAGCGCAATGGCAAGGATGCTGTGGTTCGCACCGTCCGTCGTCTGGTACGTTCCGCCCGTGAGCCTTGTCTGCATCTGGCTCAGCTCGTTCAGGATGCCGTCAGCCGTGATAGTCTTGCTCAAATCGAACTCCCGGTCTGCCTCGGTCACACGCCCAAAGAAGATGCACTCCCCGTCCTCTTCCACCATCATCCACGTCTCTCCGACTTTGATCTCGTCGTAGTACGGATTCTTTACAGTGCCAAAGCGCGTTTCTGCCTTGTAGGGTACTTCACAGGTAAAAGTGCCGGGCTCTTTGTTTTCCAGATCCACCACCGGGTCTGTGAGGATGCCTTCCGTCTCTTCTCCCTCGACCGCATCGCCGTAGGAGTCGTAGACGAGGGTCTTCTTTTTCCACCGGAACCGTGCCTGTGTGCTCGACTTAAACACCACATCCACCGTTCCAGCATATACTTTGTATCTCATAAAAACGCCTGCCTGCACTCTACGTTCACCGTGACGTCCTCGTCTGCCTTTATCACAACGGTCCGCCCGATGTTCTCAAGGTCAGAGGCTATCACGCCGATATTCGTTCTCTCGCCCGGCGTCAACACAGCGCCGTCGCCTGCATAAAAGCTCATAGTTCCGCCAAAGCAGGCCCTCTTTCCGGTCCCGGAGCTGAGTTCGCCGCCTCGTGCTATCGAGATGTAGCTGCTGTTGTTTTTCAGCGTCTCGCTGTCGGCGATGCTCGCCCCAAAGAATTCCAGTCCGCTTGTCTTGCTCGCTACCACAAGCTCGTAGTCCGTATTCGGCTCAAGCTCTGCGCTCAGTGTCCCGCCCAGCGTGATGGTCTTGCCGTAGTAGTCCTCGATGCCGTTCGTCCACACCAGCGAGGCCAGCAGCACCGAGCTTCCTTTTTTTCGTACCGAGAGGCTCACCTGCTTCTCGCCCTTGTCCCACCAGAGGCCCGCAAAAGTGTTGCGGGGGTTCTTGAAATAGACTGGCATTTCCACTGTCCGCAGCGAGAGCTTGTACGAAAGCACCTTAAAGGGGTATACCAGCTCCGTCTGACTCAGCCCGTCGGTGCAGTCCACCTTTGTGCCGTACTTTTCGCTCACAAGGGTGAAATTCGTTCCATTTTGATTTTCGAGGCTCGCTGTTGCCTTTCCGCTCGAGGTCACGTAAACGCCCGTGGGCTTGTCTGAGTCCACCAGCGGGAAGGTCTCTTCTTTTCCTGCGGCGATGGCCACGCCCTTCATCTGCCTTGTCGCAAGGTCTGTCTCAAAACAGAAGGAGTCCCACAGCCAGTCACCGTTCGGCTCCACCACAAGGTATTTGTAGGGGTAAAACTGGTATCGCAGGGTTATTTTCGCATGGTCGTACTGGTAGGTGGGCTTTCCGCTCACCCACACTCTACCCACGTAGTAAAACTGCGGGTCATCGTCCAGTATTATCTTTGTCCGGAACGGTTGCTTCATCTTGGCTATCAGTTTCTGCTGTATCTCGAGGTAGGCCATACTGCCCACCGGGCCGTAGAAGTTCTTTTCTTCCTGATACCGCTCCGTGTCCAGCCAGAACTGCCAGCTTCCTTCCCGCGAGCCGAACACCGGGTATCCGGTCAGTCCGTGTGAAAGGTCTGCTTCGCCGTTCATTCCCTCAATGTCGAGGGTCTTCGTTTTCTCTATCGGCGGCTGTACGATCGGCCGACAAATAGGGATCAGATAGAGGTCCCGCCAAGTATGTAATCCGTCAATGGTCACTCCGTGCAGTATCGTCTCCATCTGGTCCCCCTTTCTCGGTCGCTCATGGCGGAGCCAGACTGTAGGCTATCGTCGCCTTTATCTGTCCGCTCTCGTCCGTTGTGTAGCCGCCCACCCAGCAGCGCCCCTTGTATGTTTTTATGCTCCCTTTTCCGTCCGGTACGTCCACCAGCACCCGCTTTCCCTGCAAAAAATGCAGCAGCGTGTGGTAGGTGCTCGTCCATGTCCGCTCCGTCACGGCATAGCCGCGGTCTTCCCGGTTGATGGGCGGGTCGATATAGCAGTCCCAGCAGGAGTGGGCTTTCTCGTCAAGCACATAGTAAAACTCCCAGCTTCCCTCGGCGTTCTTGAACACACGGTCTTTCAGCGGGGAGTATTCGATGGCACCGTGCCATGGCGCCGCTATCAGCGTCCGGACGGCCTCTTCGTTCGGCTCCACAAAAAGCGGCCCAGTCGGCACAAGGTCAAGGTCGGCTGTGCGCAGAGTCTTTACCGGGGCTTCTGCGGGGATGCGGAACACGAGGCCCGTGTACCCGGCAGCACTTCCCGGCACCACCGTCTCGTAGATGCTCATGGCTCAGTGTCCTTTCTCGATGATGTCACCCACAACGTCGTCGATGTCGCTGCGTATCTCGCCCACGAACTTCCGGCCGTTCATCACGACTTTCATGCCCTTCACGGACTCTGCCACCCGGTCGATGCGCTCGCCAAGGGTCTTCACGGCCTCCACCACATCCCGGTTCGACTGGGTCAGTGCGGGGGCAGTTTCGTATCCATTTTGATTTCTCGAGGGGGTCTCGGCCCTGCGTGCCATCCGTCCGGTCACAGTCGCCGCCATGCTGATGGTTCCTTTACGGTCTGCAAAGGCGCTGTTCAGCCACGCGCTGCTCCTCGACGCATCCGAAAGGTCTACCACCGGGGTGATGCTGGGATGGTTGTCAGTCGAGAGATGATCTGCAATGGCGTTTGTCGTCGCCAGCGCACTGCGGATGACAGCTCCGCCCACTTCGTCCATGCCCTTTTCTGCTTCGCCTTCGGTAGAGACGATACCTCTGGTCAGGCCTTCGACGACGTATTCACCGATACCGGCCATGACCTTCGAGGGCGAGTGGATGCCGAGGATATGCTTGAATCCGCTGATGATGGCATAAGCAGGGCTCAGAGCCACTTTCAGGCCAAATTTGGCAGCGGATTTCACGCCGGTGGCAAGGCCGCTCATGAGGTTTCCGCCAATGCTCTTCATGCCGTCCCAGAGTCCCGAAGCCTTCTCCTTGATCCAGCTCCATGCGTTTCCGACGGCTTCTTTCACCTTGTCCCAGTTCTTCACCACAGCAGTACCCACGGCGACCGTTCCTGCGATGACAGCAGCAGCCAGCAGTCCGTGAGGCCCAAGTCCCGAGGCCACCTTGGCAACGCCCATGCCCACCTTGGCCAGGACTCCCGAGGTAGCAGCTCCCGCAGTGGTGGCGGCTGCCTTGGCAACTCCCGCCGCCTTGGCAACAGTGGTCACACCGGAGGCCACATTGGCGGTGGCAGTCCCTACGCTGTTCAGCACCGGGATGAGCTTTGTCGCTCCGCTGGCTCCTACGGCCGCTGTCGATGCTCCGCCCAGAAAGCTCTTCGCGGCGGATGCACCGCCCTTGAGCCACTGCCATAAGTTCGAGAGGAAGCCGCCTGAGCTTCCGCTTCCGCCGAGGTTGATGCTTCCAAAAAGCTTCGTCAGCAGTTGTGCGAACAGCCCGTTCCCGCTGAAGGCATTCTTCAGCGCGGTGCTGATGGCTTCGGTCAGGGTCTGGCCAAAGTCCGTGCCAACTACGTCGAGTACCGCAGTCAGCCCACTTGCAACTGCACTGGCCCAGTCTCCGCTCATGGCGGCAACGACGGTGTTGGTAGCAGCGGCCACGGTCTCGCTGGCTCCGTCCTTCATGTAGAGGCCGAACAGGTCAGAGAATCCCTGTACCAGCTTCGGGTTCATCTTCTTGGCCACCGCCATGAATCCATTTTGAATGGGCTTCCAGTTCTGGGCGATGGCGTCGCCGAACTGCATCATAGCCTTCTTCGTGGCGTCGCTCACGTTGAAAGCGTCTGCCAGATTCCCCACATAGTCCGCAAAGGTCGAGCGGGTCTCCATCATGTCCTCGTAAGCGGCCATGACAGTCTCATCGTAGCGGTTGCCTCCGGCCTGTTCGAGGGCAGTCTGGTACTTCTGCTGCATGGCCGTGACCTTGCTCATCTGCCATCTCATGCTGGTCGGTGCGCTGTTCACGCCCATCAGGGCCGTCATGGTACCCTGCGTTGCTGCTCTCCGGGCTTCGATGCTGTCCTCGCCGTACTGCTCCACCGCGCTGGCATAGGCGTCTTCCCGCCCGCTGAGGTCGCCATCGTTGTAGAGCTTGTCCAGCAGGGTCATCCGCTTCTGTGCCATGGAGATGCGGCTGTCGTAGAAACTCGAAAGGTCGTCAAACGCCGCAAGCTGCGCCTTGTCCAGCTCGTTTTCCAGCTCCAGCTGTTCCTGTCGCGCTTCCAGATAGTCCCGGTAAGCCTGCTGGGTCACAAGGCTTGCTTCGCCGAGGGCATCCTTCGTTTCCACCCACGCCTTTTCCGCGAGGGCGGTCTTCTCGCTCTGGATGGCCAGACGCTTGTTGATGGTCTCGATGTTCTTGTTGCTCTTCTCGGTCACGGAGGCGGTCTTTTCGTAGGTGTCCGCCCAGAGCTGGTACTCGGTCTGAGCCAGCTTGTCATCGCTTTCATACCGCTCGGTGGCCGCCTTGTAGGTGTTCTCAAACCTCGCCTGCTGCAAGTCGAGGAGGTTCTTCTTCTCGTCCAGCAGAGTGTTGTAGGCTTCCTTCGTCTTGTCGTCGCTGGCTCCCACCCGGGAGACCAGTTCGTCGTACTGCCTCTGCGCGATGTCCACACGGGCTGCCTGCAGCTCGATGCTCTTCGCCAGCGTCTCACCCTTTTTCTCGATAAGGGCTTCAATGGAAGCAGTGTCGCCTTCTCCTGCTTCCCAGAGGCTGTATTCCTTGTCAGCGGCATTCTGGAGGTACTTGTTGGACTTCAGTTCCTTCGTGTACTTCTCGGCGATGGTCTCGGCCAGAGTCTTACCCTTGCTCGAGGATTTCTTGCCGGAAGATGCAGTGGAAGCGCCTGTACTGTCGTCGGGGAGATAGCCGCTGTACTGCTCGAGGATGAGGTCGGCATACTCGCTCGGGTCAAGGCCCTCCAGACCAAGAGCACTTCCGATCTGCTTTGAGACCCAGTCCTTTGCCTCGCCAGTCAGGCCCTTCAGGGCGTCTTTCGCTTTGATCTCGCCGCTCTGGTACTTTTGCAGCGCTTCCGTCGCCTTGTCCCACATCGTACTGGGCTTCCAGTCCGCGCCGAGATAGGGCGTATTCCTGGCGTCTTCTTTGGCGTTGGCCTTCTCGTAGTCCTGTACCGCCTGCTGGTAGCGGTTCGCCCCGAGTCCGGCTTTTCCGCTGGGGAGCGTTCCGTCCGGCATGAGATGGTCGGCCTTCATGATGCTGTAAAGCTCCAGCATCTTGTCCGAGGCAGTCTTCTTGGCTTCGTCCAGTGCCGCGCCCACAGCGTCCCGCACCTGCGAAGCAGAATCATAGCTTGCATCATAGAGCTGGCTTCTCAGGTCGGGGTCTCCGATCCCAAGGCGCAGTCCCTCCACGACGTTCCGTCCGTCCTCTTCTGCCAGCTGACTCGGTGAGTGGATGCCCCAGAAAGTCGTAAAGACGCTTCGGATGCTCTTTGCCACAGTCTGCATCGCTGCCAGCGCCCCGCTCAGAGCGCCCGGGTCCTGGATGCCGATGGCGAGGCCTTCCGTGATGTACCGGCCAATCTCTTCAAAGACCCTCGAGGGGCTGTTGATGTCATACCCCTTCTTGGCGGCATCTATGGTGTCGTCCACCATGCCTTGTACAGCACCCGTTGCGCGGGCTTTGTTTTCCTCGACGCCCTTCGCCCCTCCGTTTGCGACATTTTCACCGATCTCCTTACCCTCTTTTTCGGCGTCGTCTTTTGCACCGGAGAACGTAAAGACATCTGCGACATTGATGCGCTGGGGTTTGAAATCGGGATTGAACTTGAACGCCACATTTCTCTGCTGGAAGTTTCCGTTGTTGCCGAACGGTGCAAAGATGTCCTTAATACCGTTCCAGACTTGGTCTTTCAACTCCAGCAGTGCGCCCTTGATACCCTCGCCTTCGCCGCCCTCGCCGCTCCATGCCCAGCCGATGAGGTCGATGGCCGTCTGAATAAGCACCTTGCACAGGGTGGTAAAGGCCTCGCCGATGGGTTCGGCGCTCTGGTTGATGGCACCGCAGATGAGTGTCACCACAGCCACCAGAGCAGCCTCGATGTCCGGCGCGGCATTGATGATGGCCGTACACAGCGGGTCGGCAAACAGTGCCAGTGCGCCGAATATCGCTCCTGCACCGGCGAGGTAGAGCATTCCCTTGCCAAACTTGGCAAAGGCACCTGCCAGAGTCGAGAGCCCGAGGGCCAGCTCCGGGATGCAGGTCAGCAGCATGCCGCCTGCAAACATCGCCATCATGGTATCAGCAAATATCCATAGTGATTGGCTCACTGCTTCCGGCTTTGCCATGCCGATGAGCTGGATGGCCGGTGCCAGCACCAACAGAGCCGCGCTCATGGCCAGCATTCCGGTACTGACACCCATGAAGTTGACCGAACCGGCAAAGTGACTCAGAGTGCCTCCTATGACACTTAAGGCCAGCAATATAATGCCCGCTTTTGCCATATCAGGAAGCGTGACTTTGCTCAGCATCAGGCACGCCCCGGCCACCGCCATGAGTGCATCGGCCATCAGGAAAATGCCTGCGCCTTCACTCCACCCTGCCGAGCCGAAGTAACCGAGTGCTGCCATTGCGGCACTGAGTCCGCCAAGCACCCCAGCCGCCTTTTTTAAGCTGTCTACAGGCACGAGTGTCAGTGCCGCAGCAGCCACAGCCACCGCGTTCATCGCTCCTGCCATGGCCAGCACCGCTGCGCCCGAGCTGAGCTTCGTCTTGCTGGAGAGTACGCTCAACGCCGTCATGAGGATCATCAGGGTCTTCATGGCCGTAGTGGCGTATTCGAGCTTCGTGGTGTTCAGGGTACCGTCGTCCACGTTCTCGGTGATGAGCCCCGCCAGCGCACATACGCCCTGCACCAGCACCCAGAGGCCTCCGCCCATGGCCGCGATGGCGAGTCCATTTTGAAATGCCAGCATCGTGTCGGATGCCGCCTGAAACAGTACGAGCGCTGCACCCATTGCAGTGAGGATGGAGGCCATTGCCGCAAGTGCTGCAGTCGCCTTGAAGAGGCTTGTGTACGGTATCTTGCTCAGCGGCTCCACAGCGCCTGCCACAATGCGCATGGCCACACCCATTTCAATGATCGCCGCGCCGATGCCCAGCAGTGTCTTACCGCCTACCACGAGGTCACGGGCTTTCACGGTGGCAATGAGCATTCCCATGTTCCGTGTCAGCACGTACATACCGCCCACTGCCGCCGCAAAAGCTGCGAGGTTCTGGAGAAAGTTCTCGCCCTTGATGGTGTCCGCGATGGCCACGAATCCCGAGCACAGAGCCTTCGTCGCCGCCGCCAGTCCCAGCAGTGCCGCCGCAGAACCCCACAGGGTCGAGGCTTTCAACAGCTGGGTCCCGAGCCCGCTCACCGCAGAGTCAAATGCCTTCACTTCCGGTTTCAGCAGCTTTGCCGCCGTCACCAGTTCAGCGATCAGCACCACCGTGGCGCTCAGCACCCAGACGAATCGCTCCGGGTTGATGCGGCTCATGATGAACATGGCCCCCGCCAGCATCAGCAGGGCCGAGCCGATGCCCGTGAGGATCTTGGTGTTCTCCTGCTTCTGCCATGTTTTCAGCGCCCCCGTCAGCGCGTTGAAGCTTCCCGAAATGCTGTCCAGCATCTTCGACAGGGGCGTTGCCAGCATCTTCCGCAGGCTGTTCATGGCCTTGGCGAACTGTGCGATGGCGTAGGAGAGCAGCCCCACGTCCAGAAGACTCAGGAACCGGTAAATATCCGTCCCGCTGATGGAGTCAAATCCGTCTTTCAGTGCCTTGAAAAAGGCCTTCACCGGCTCGTAGACCCTGGACGTCGCGCTCTCCACGTTCCCGGCAGCGCCCTTGAACTCCTCAGCAAAGGCGCTCACTGCAGCCCCCACGATGGCAGGCAGGCTCGTCAGCACGTCCTTATATCCGTTCAGGTTCTTGCTCTGCCCGGTAATAAAGTCAGCCACAGTGCCGATTGCTTTGTTCGCACTTTTCTTCAGGTCGCTCAGCGCTCCACCCACGACACCGGCCACGGTCAGTGTGCCGGCGCCCAGTCCTTCCAGAATGCCCAGCAGGGTGTAGACTCCCTCGCGCACTCCGTCCGGCAGGCTGTCGGCCCATTTTGAAGTTTCCTTCCTCGCTTCGCTCAGTTTCTCACCGATGCTCTTTTTCAGCACGTCGCCCAGCGTGGTCAGCGGGTCCAGCAGCTTCTTGGCGCTCTTCACGATGGCTTCCAGCTTCTCGCTGAGCGTCCCGCTTCCCAGCAGGGTGCTCTGCATCTCGGACACAAAGCTCCCCATGTTTCCTGCCACTTTCAGCAGCACTGCTCCCACCGGCCGCAGGACGTCCACCAGTACGCCAAAAGTCCTTGCCCCGGTCTTCGCCAGCGTCGTCATAGCGGTCAGAGGCACCTTCACCACTGCAAAGATGCCCTTGAAGGTCTGCTTCAGGTTTGCCGCACTCTCATCCGTGATGATGAGCTTTTTGGTCATCAAATCCAGCCCTTCGGCGATGGAGTGTATCTGCTCTCCGCTGGTGGGCGGGAATATCTCGGTGAAGGCTTCGTGGACAGAGCCTGTGACCTTCCCGATGGCGTCCATGATGTTCCACAGGCTGTTGAAGAGATGCTCCCGGCCCGACACCTCCGTCAGCCCTTCCGCATACTGCTCGAGGTCGAGACTGCCGTCCGCCACCGCATCGTTGAGCTTCAGAAAGGCTTCGTAGTCCTTCTGGATGTAAGGGTATCTCGGGTCGCCTTCATCCATCGTTTCCAGCAGCTCTGCATAGGTCTTGATGGTGTCACTGAGACTGGTCGTCAGGAGTTCGGCGTTCACTTTGCCTTTCTGCAAAGCTTTCGCAAAGCTTCCCTCTTTCTCAATGGCCTCTTCGGTCACAGCGCCATTTGCCAGTGCCAGCTTTTCCAGCACCGTCGTATAGGCGTCTGCCTGGTCGCCGAAAGCGTCTCGCATCTGCTGCCAGCCGCTGTCAAGGCCCTCTTTCATCCGGTCGTTCAGCGCTTCGATTGGCGGAACAAAGATGTCGTACAGCCGGTTCGCCAGCTCCGTCCATGTGTCGGTGGCCTCTTCCTTGTTGCCGAAGATCGTCTCGAACACGGCCATCCATTTTGAACTGACAGCGTCTTTCGTCGAGTCGATGGCCTGCCCGAAGCTGGTTGCCTGCTGGGCGGCGAGAGCGGCGCGTTCTGCCAGCTCCCCGTACTGTCCCTTCAGCTGTTCCAGCGCCTCCGAGCTGGTCATGCCCGGGTTCTTCTGGGTCAGCTCATAGGCCGCCTCCATCATGGAGGCGTACTTTGCGAAGGTCTTTTCCATGACCTTTGTGTTGGCCCACTTCTTCTGCAAGCTCGACTCAAAACTGGCGATGGTCACTTCGCCTTCTTTGATGACGCCCAGCTCCACCGCAGTGTCGATAAGCTCCTGTTTCAGGGCTTTCGTCGCCGTACCCATCAGGTTCAGGCTCTTCCAGTCCTGTAGCTGCAAATGCCCGGCGCTGTAGCTCTGGGTCAGGTTTCGGATGGTGCTCTGGAACGCAAAACCCATCTTGCCAGCATCCGCCGTGGCGTTTGCGATGCCCATGATCATGGGTATCATCTTGTCGATCTTGCCGCCCGCCGCCGTCATCTGCGAAAGCGCACTGGTCATCTCGTTGAAACTGTAGCTCGTCTCGTCCGAGTACCACATCAGCTTGTTCAGGTAGCCGTTCACCTGGTCGATGCTCTTGCCGGTGGCGTTCATGATGGTCTGGACGTTGGAAGTTTTCTCGTTATACTTATCCCATCCACTGGTGATCTGGTCCACCGACAGGCTTTTTACCATCTGCTCGCCGGTGCTTATCACCTTGTCCGTGATGCGCTGCAAGGCCGTAAAGGCGACGACGTCCAGTGCGCTGAACTTGGCCTGAACCGTGTCCAGTCCCTTCTCCATGCCGGAAAAGTCCACGTTCTCGCTGGCGGCCTGCACCTGTTCGAGACCCTTTGCCGCGCCTTTGAAGCTGAGCTTCTCTTTCAGCTTGTCCAGCGTCCGCATGGTATCCCGGCTGTTTTTCTCGAACTGCGTGTTGTCAAACCGCATTTCGACCACACGCTGGTCTATCTCCTGACTCACTCCCGCCTTACCTCCTCCCATGCTTTCTTGGCTATCTCGTCAAAAATAGGGCGCATGGCGGGGTTGATGTAGTCAACTCCTTCCACGTACCCTCCGTTTCTCGTGCCGTGTCCGTATTGCAGGATAACGGCGATGGGCGTTCCGTCTACGATGTTCGAGTTCGACCAGATGATGGCGATGCTGTCTTTGCCCTTTTCCACCCGGTAGCTCCAGCTGGCAGCCGTCTTTCCGGTCTTCTTGGGCGTTGCCGCCGCCAGCGCTTCCACGCCTTTCTGACCGTATCCCGCCAGCACAGCGTCCAGTCTCCCGGCGCTGACACCTTTCAGGAAGCGCTCCGTCTTCTTGAAGCTGCCTTTCTGCCGGAACAGAATAACTTTGGACACGAACCCACCTTCTCTCTGCAACAGCGCCAGTTCCTTTGCGCCCTATTGAACTCTGTTCGTCCAGCTCAGACTCGCCCGCCCTGCCAAAGAGCAGCTACCCTCTCGTCCCAAGCTCTTTCTTTCTCTTGGCGTTCAGCGCCTTTCTTCGGGCCGCCTGTTCGCTCTTCGATACCTTCTTGGGTGGCTTATGCTTTTCGTTGCAGACACGGATGAGGGTCAGCAGCCGGTTCAGGTGCCACTTTTCGCACTCGAACGGGATGCCCAGCTCCACCATGTCATAATACAGGACCTCGCTCGTCACGGCACTTGCGGTGCTTTTTCCTGAGCGGGGTCCGGCTTTGTTTGTATTCTCGTCTTCCCGGAACCATGTTGCGGTCATCGGGTCGTTCATATATGTATAAATAGCCGTGCAGTTCTCTTGCGTCAGATGGCGGTATGCTTCGTCTGGGACCCCTTTGTTCAGGGTCATGCAGCGCACATAGTCCTGCATCTGCTCCGGGGTCAGCCCGTTTTTTGCGTCGAGAAACGGCACGTGCCACTTACTTTCCCATTTAGACAGAGAGAGCAGCGAGTGCTCCAGCGCCAGCGTTGTGGCCTTCCGGCAGATGAATTCCTCCCGGTCAGCATCCCAGTATTCTTCACCGGGTATCTGGATGGTCAGCATCTCGTCACTCTCCCTGTCATAGCCTCTCCGTCTGCTGCGCAGCCACCTCTCCCGAAAGGAGAGGCTCTGGCGTGACGGTCAGGCTTGTTTTTTAGTTGATATGGGTTCTTCGTTTTGCAATCGACAGTGCTCCACTTTCAAGATAAGGTTTCTATGAAACCTGCCCTCTGTAGCAGCGCACTGCCGTTTACGCCCTATTGGGCTTCTCTCATCCCGCTTAGAGTGGCCCGATATGCCAAAGGCTCCCCTACTAGGGGAGCTGTCGAGCGAAGCGAGACTGAGAGGTTTTACTGCGGGTCCGCCACGGCCAGCGCCGGGGCGTTGTTTGCGGCCACAGCGGCGGAAACTTCGGCGGCCTTCGCCTTGGCCTCGTTCTCGGCCACCATCTTGCGGACGTCTGCGCCCATCACACCGTTCATGAACTCTGCGGCCTTGTCCGGGTCGCTTGCCAGTTCCACGTAGAGGTCGGAGTAAGCCTGAGTCGCCACAAAGTCTGCGGTGATCTCAGGGCTCTTCTCGAACTTGCGGCCGTCGAGGCTCTTCTTGCCGTAAGCCAGCAGCAGGATCTTCTTGAACACCTCGATGGCCTCACCCACCTTGGTGCTGTGCATCAGCTGCTCCATGTACTTGTCGTAGCCGCCGTCCTTGCTCAGGCCAAGGTCCATCATCTCGGCTTTGGTCAGATTGAACCAGAACTCTTCGACGCGCGGATTGCCGTCAAAGTCGGTGTACGGAATTACTTTCTTGATCATTCGAATCGTCCTTTCCTATCAGACTCCCGCGTTAGGGGAAGTTACCTCGATAACGCCGCCCAGCAGCTTGATGACCTCGTCCGGAGTGGGCAGGGTGCTCTCACTGTTCTCGGTGCCGTAGATCTTGTCCTCCAGCAGCTTGAGCTTTGCAGCCTCGATGAGGGTGGAGTTGATGGTCATGTGGGCAGTGGGCTTGTAGCCAGTCACCTGAGTCGGGGTGGTGTCGCACTCCCAGCTGAAGGTCTCGGCGTCCGGATTCTCGTTCACGGTCTCGTGGCTCTTGTCCGAGGGCGAAGCGGTGCTGTTCCATACCAGATGGATGATGTAGCCCTTCTCGGGGTCGTCGTCTGCACCGATGCGGGTGCGGTAGCTCAGACCGAAGGGGCAGCGCTTCTGCTGACCGATGCTCACGCCCTTTGCCACCTCGACAGAGCCATCACACTGCTCGAACTCGGGCGGATAGGTCAGTGCCTCGAGGGTGTACTTGAAGTTCTCTGCCGAGCGGATGGACGCGTACTTGATGTTGTCGGCATGGATGTCGTTGGGGTCTGCGCCGTCGGGACTCTCGTTCACAGCAGTCAGGCCGTTCCAGGGTGCGCCGGTGGTATACTTGCCCTTCACCATCGGGAAAACGACGCCGTGGTCAACGCCCAGATGATACAGGCGCTCGCCGGTCTTGTCCCATTCCAGTTTGCTCATAGGTCTTGTTCCTCCTTTTTGTTTTTCAGACGGTCATAGTGAACACGTCGTGGTATAAATTGTCCGCAATATAAGAGCGGTCGTGTCTGCACTGGTCGAGGCGTGACACGGCCGCTGTGAGGTCGCTGTCCGGGGTCTTGGTCATCACCGTCACCGTGTAGGAAGGGTGCTGGAGATAGACGTGGCCGTCAGCGTGTACATTGCGGATGCGGTTCAAATCGTATCGGATGCAGGGGTACTGCATTTTCAGGTTGGCGGGCGGCTGATAGTACAGGTGGATTTCTCCGACAGTTTCTTGCAGCACCCTCCGGAGAATGCCGTCCAGCCTCAGTCTCTGCTCACTCATGGTATATCCCTCCGAATGTCAGGATGAGGCGCGGGTACTGTACTTTCACGTCCGTCACCTTCCATTTCACGCCGCAAAATTCGGCGTATCGCATGGAGCCGAAATTCTCGTGGGCAAAAGGGTCTGCCACGATGCTCAGCCGGTTCTGGAACGTGACATTGTCGTTCACTCCATCCCCTGCCTGCAGCTGTCGGCCCCACTCCAGCACATCGCCGTAGTATTCGCGCTCCACCGTTTCCTCGGTGAAGACACTGGGCGCTGTCTCCACAGTCTGCCCTTCAAAGCCGATTTTTCCAAACCACTTTGCCATAATAACCTCTCCGTCATTTCGCTTCGCTCAATGCCACCTCTCCTGGCGAGGAGAGGCTTTGGCAGGGCGGTAAAGTTTATTCATCCTTGGGCAAGGAGTATCTTACCATTTTGAAAAACCTCCCCCTCTTCGCCAGTGGCTCCCCTCGGTAGGGAAGCTGGCGCGAAGCGCCGGAGAGGTTTACTCCTTGCTTGTCGTCCAGGTCTTGGCGGCAGTGCCGTCATAGGTCTTCACGCCGGTGGTCTCTGCGTATGCGATGGGAGCAAAGTAGTTCTTGCCGTCGCACACGATAAGGCGGCCCAGCATGAAGGCGCGGCCAAGGTCAGCGGCGCTCACCTTCACCTTGTGCTCGGCGTCAGCATACAGCTTGCCGTCGGTGTGACCGTAAGCGACATATGCGCCCACGTGTACGTCCTCGGTACGATCATAAAAAGGTTTCAGGGTCATTTTTGATCTCCTTTCTTTTGCAATGTCTGCCCTCTCTAGCAGCGCACTGCCGTTTACGCCCAGACGAAATTTCATTCGTCCAGCAGTCTCAAAACCGTCCTGCCAAAGTCTTCCCTTTCAAGGGGAGGTGTCGGCGCAGCCGACAGAGAGGTCCTAACGGGCGAGCGCTCTAAAGTTAAAGCGCCTTAGAGGTTTATTCTGTGCCTGCCCTCTGAGGAAAAGTGTCAGCTGAGCTGACGGAGAGGGCATCCGGCGCTCTTTACGCCGCCCACTCGATGGCCATAGCACTGTAGGGAGTCGTCAGCGCGCCGGAGCAGCGGGTCTCGATGAGGTACTTCATGGCGTTGTAGTCGATGTCGAAGTCGTCGAACATAGAGACAGCGCCGCCCTTGTCTGCGCCCACGGTGTAGTCGCTGAGGTTCACGATAACGGCGGCCAGATCACCGCCCTTGGCGCCCTTGCGGCCGTCCATCTCAGGCACCGTGACGATCTTGCTCACGCGCAGCTTGCGGGCCAGAGCAGCCTCGTCGGCGTAGAGCGGGCGGCCCATGCCGTCTTCCAGCAGGAGCATCTCAGTCAGAGCGTCCTCGGTGGTGAACATGGCCGGGGTGCCGCTGCCGCGGTACTCCTTGCGGCTGCGGATGACCTGCTTGATGAAGGCCTTGTACTTGTCCTCCACCTTACTCAGGCCGGTCGTAGCCACCTGTACCTTGATGGTAAACAGGTCGGCATCGTTGAAGATAGGGCGGATGCAGTTCTCGTCGATCTTGTCCTCGCTTGCCGCCTGACGGCCATCGCCCAGGATATAGGCCAGCGCCAGCTCACGGTTCAGCTTGTAGCGCATCTCGTTGCGCAGCCAGGACACCACATCGAAGCTGGTGATGTCGCTCACGTCGTCGCGGTCGAGCTTCTGCTTCTTATACACAGTGGTCGGGCCGGTGGAGCGGCGCAGCAGGCCAAAGACCTCTTCGATTTTATAATTGCCCTTCACATAACCCTTGGCACGGGCATCTTCGGGGGTCAGATCTGCGAACATGCTCTTGAAGCGGCTGAACGGGATGTGCTTCACGCCGCCCATCACTACGCTCACCCAGTCGTCGGGCTTGTCGATGATGCGGGGCGTGGTATCCAGCAGGTGGTCTTCCGGGAACAGCCAGTCGATATTATCGATGCCGTGGCTCAGCTCATCGATCTCGCCCTGCTCCACGCCGGCGTTGTCGAAGGCCGCCTTCAGGGTGCCGCTGGTCTTTGCACCCTTGATGATGCTGTTGATGTCGTCGATGCTGTGCTTCAGCACGGTCTGCTTGCCCGCATCCTTGTCGAAAACATTGTGCTTCATGTCGCTTTCATCCTCCTCGTCTTCGCCGCCGTCACCGTCCTGCTCTTCCAGAGCGAGACCCACCAGTGCATGGCAGCATTCCTTCTGCTCGTCGGTCATGCTGTTGTAGACCTCTTCGAGCGTCTTACCGTTGGTTTCCTCGGCCATCTTGCCGTCCTCCTTGTTGTCGTCGGAGTGGGCCAGTACGGCCTCCTCCAACGGGTTGCCCTCCGGGTCCATGCCATGTTCGAGGCTCAGACTGCCCGGGTCGTTAAAGATAAAGGCTTCGCAGCCCTCATCGTCCATATTGTCAGCGCTGTGCTTCACCACTTCCTGAATGAGCGCGCCGGGGTTGCAGCCTGCCAGTACGAGGCTCAGTTCCCGGATGACGCCGTGTTTCACCACCTGTCCGGCCTTCTGCAGACCGTTGGCCCAGATGGAAAAAGCGTTCAGGTCGCCGTTCTCCACGCACTTCTTGGCCGTCTGGCCGGTGGGCGTGTCGTTGAACTTGGCGTAAGCGTAGACTCCGCCCTTGCGGTTTTCCAGCAGTGCGTGGCCGATGACATTGTCAAGGCTCGAGTGGTCGTGGTTGTACACCATCGGCACAGTCTGGCCGCTGCAGCCCTTGAATGCGTCTTCTGCAATGGTCAGCCCGTCGTAACACTTTGTGTTCGCCTTCGTCGCCCAGCCGCTGCAGTCGTAGTCAAAATTCACCATTTTGATTTCTCCTTTCTTTTAAGATTCATTTACCATCTGCTCCACAGCCTCTCTCCCTCTTGCGGCGGGGTCACTGCCAATCTGTGCCGCCTGTCCCGCGTTGGGAGAAAGATTCTTGTTCAGCAGCTGGTCTGCCTTGGGGTCTTTCGAGGGTTTCATTCCGATGACCTGACGGAACTCATTCGACGTCATGATCTCGTTACGGGTGAACTTGTCGGCCATCTCGGCCACCATCGAGACGGGTGCCAGCTTGAACGGGTCGCGGAAGTACATGATGCTCTGCTTAGCCTTGAGGTCTTCGCGGCTCAGGAACTTCCGTTTCATCTCGTCCACCACAGCCGCCACAAGGGGCTCGATGACTCGGTTCTCGTAATTGGTCATGACAGTGTCGTCCGCTGTGCCGTTCATGATCTCCGGCGTCAGCCCCAGCTGGCTGTAAGCCATGTTGGTCAGGTACTCGATGCTTTTCAGCAGGTTGTTCTCGAGGCTCCGGTTCAGCTGGGTGATATGCTCCGTGGCGTCGATGTAGCCGATGCCGTATCGGCTGCCCGCCAGCTGCTCTTCCAGTGTCTTCCGCCGCTCCTGCGCCTGTTCTTTCCGGGCAGGGCTTTTCACGGCGTAGGGCAGCTGGATGATGAGGTCGAACTTTCCGCTTTCGGCCTGCTCGTCCACGGCGTCCATGATGCGCAGCTTGCTGATGAGCCGCTGGACGGTGCTGTTGGGCTCGTTCATGACAGAGTAGAAGGGGTTCTCCACGATGGCCACCCGCTCTTTCGGCAGGATGACTTCTTCCTTCTGCCCGGTCCTGTCGTTGTAAAGCTCCACCCGCACATTGTCCGGGTACCACTCCTTCACCTTGCCCACCCGCATCGACCGGATCTCTGTCTCCCCCGTCACCGGGTCCTCGTCGATGTCCACCGGAACGATGGTGATGACGCCTTCGTCTAGCAGGGAGAGATAGATGTCGTACCGCAGAGCCCTGCCCGTCTGGTCCTTGTTGGCCGAAAGGTTCAGGCATGAATTAAGGCCCGAGTCCAACACCGCATCAAAGCGGTCGTTTTCGTCGAGCCTTACGTGGTTTATGGTGATCGCTGTGGCGTCCTGCGCCATCCGGGCGTAAATTGCCGTCAGGATGGTGCGGTCGGTCGTCCGGTTCAGCCTTGGCCGGTCGGGCCGGTAGCTATAGCCCCCTCCGTACACCCGGGGAGGGTCCCGGTTCAGAAATGCGTTCCAGGCGTGTTTCAGCCTGGAGCCAAAGGTATTAGGCATCTTTATCCTTTCTATCGCAGGTCGAGAAATTAGTGCAGCATCCAAACAGCTATTTCTGGTCGTCTTTCTTCTGCTGGTCCTGCTTTCCGGCACTGCCGTTCACCACAGCATTCGCCAGTTCAGGGTTGCCCAGCACATCCGAAACAAATTTCTTCGCGCCGTAGCTCATCACGCCCGCTGTCGCCTTGGTCAGCACCTGCTTTCCGGCATCCGACATGACCTGCTTCACAAAGCTCTTGCCGCCGTACACGTCGTTCCGCAGCTGCTTCACGTCCTTCTGGAGCTGCAAGCGCTCCTTCTCGGCCTTCAGCTCCTTGTTGGGGTCGTCGGCCCGGATGTTGGTCTGCCCCTGTAAGTCGCGGTACTGCTTTTCCATCTGGAGCCGGTTGATGCGCGCCCGCAACTCCTCATCGGAGTAATCCTCGGCTTTCTTGCCCGAGCGCTTCGGTGCATACTCCACCTGTTCGGCGTCCTCGCCTGCATTCCCGTCTCCGCTGTAGTGTTTCTTTCCGGCCGCCGTCAGGGTGCCGTTCTTGTTCTGGTATCGCCGCACGCCCCACTTCATGCCCTTGATGCCCCAGTGGTACAGCTCATCTTTGTATCCCTGCACTTTGTCATCACCTCACTTTCCCTGCAATGTCAGCTTCCGCTCCAGCAACCGCGCCACTCTCTGTGCGCCCTTCTGTACAGCGCGCTTCCGGCGTGCCGCTGACATTTTCTTGTTATACCGCTTCTTGGCGGCTTTCATGCGGGCTTTCTTTTCCTTGTCCGTCTCTGCCTCGGCCCGCTTTTTTCGGTACATATTGTTCCGCAGTCTCGTCGCCTCGTCTCCCGAGATGTACTTCTTGCGCAGCTTCAGCTTACCGTCTTTGTCCTCGTACTCCTCGGTGGCCACCAACGCACCGCGCCCGTTCGGGTGCCTCTCCCTCCGGTATGCACCGGTGAGCCGTGCTTTGCCGTTCAGGGTCTTCTGCTTGTCCCACTCTTTCTGCTGGGCGCGGGTCGGCTTCCTGTCGGGGTCCTCGCCTCTGCCGATCGCCCGGCTTCGCTGGTAGTTGTCGTATGCTTCCTTACTGTAGAAGTAGTAATATTCCGTGTTGCCGTTCCGGTCCGTGCCTACTTCGACCCGCTGGTAATACTTGTGGTTCTTCCGCGCACTGCCCTTCCCGAACAGCCCGTGCTGCATGAATTTCCAGTAATCCATTTTGATTTCTCACCTGCCTTCACTTCAAACTGATTGCATGGGCGATATGATCCCACCAGTCACCTCTCATATGTAACCTCACTCAAATGCATCCCGGTTCAGCTTCCACGCCACGTAGGCATCCATCAGCGCCGCCACGGCGTCGATTTTCTTGTCGTGCCGCTGCTTATAGAGCTTCCGGTTCCCGTTGGTGTCCTCCAGCGTGACGCAGTTGCCCATGGCAAACTCCATCAGTGCCTCGTCGAACAGCAGCTTTCTCTGTTCGCTCAGCTTCTTCAGTTCGCCCAGCGGTACGCTCTCCGTCCTTGCGCCCTGAATGACCTTCTCGATGCCAAACGGGCCGTTCTCCTGCGCCCACCGCTCCACGAATTCCTTCGCGTTGTAGGGGTCGTAGCCAAAGGCTCGCACGTCGTACTCGCTCTGCAGGATGTAGGCGTCGAGGTCGTCGTAAACCTGCATCATGTCCAGCACAGTCCCGTCGAACACCTGCAAAGTGCCTTCGTTCATGAACTCTTCGTACTTCTGCCGCATCGCCAGCGGAAGCTGTGAGAGGGTGTAGCTGGTGATGTAATCCCGCGTTTTCACCCCGAAATATCCGTTCTCCAGCGGGAACAGGAAGTCAAACGAGCAGAAATCGTCGCCCAGCGAAAGGTCAGCGCCCATGGCACAGGGCATCTGCCAGAAGTCCCGGTGTCGGTGCCGCAGGGTCTCCTCATAAGTAAAGAAGTAGGTGTAGCCTTCCATCGGCAGGTTGAAGCGCTTGGCCAGAATATCATTCCGTGCACCGGGCGAGTTTTCTGCGCGCTCCACATCCAGCTGATAAGTCTCGTAGCTCACAGTCTGCCCGAGGTTCGGGTTTGCCTTCAGCCACATTTCCGGCTTGCCTACTTCGTCGATAGAGTCCAGCTTGTAGTAGAAGATGGAGACATGTGGGTTGACATACTCGCCCTTCAGGATCTCCATCAACTCCATTTTGATGGTGTCGCCGCAGCCGTTTCGGACAGTACCCTCCGAGCTTGCCGCCACGATGAGATAATCTTCGTTCTTGGCTGCGCCCTGCTCGATGGCGCCAATGGGGTCTTCCCGGATGTCGCAGGAGAGCCATTCGTCCACGGTCGCCACACGGTCGCGCCGGCCCTGTAATTTCTCGATGGCCATGGGGCGTATCTCCAGCAGCGAACCCGTCAGGAAATTCTCGATTCCCTTCTTGGTGGAGGCCATCTTCACCCGGTCGCTCTTCGCACCCGTGGTGTTCTGGATGCTGCCCATGGTCATGAACTTAAAAACAGGTCCTCTCGCCCGCGCCAGTGCTGTCCGGAACGGCGAGAGGACTTCTTCTGCCTGTTTCATGGTGGGGGCAGTCGTCACCTGCTGGGTCGTGCTCTTGTCCACCGTCATAAAGTAGGCCTGTAAGCACTCCAGATACATGGTCTTTGCTGCCGCACGGGTAATGATGAGATACTGCTTGGTGATGAGCCGCTTCTTGATGCGCTTTCGCTCGTAGTGTCCCCCATGTCCCCCTGGCTCCGGCACGTACACGCTCCGCTCCACAAAGTAGTACCAGCCGAAGATCTCCTCTGCCCAGAGCTTGAAGCTGTCCAGCAGTTTCAGATCACTGCCGTCCGTCAGCGTCAGCTCCCTCTCGCAGAACTTGATAAAGCCATTGACGGCCTTGTCGTCGTAGTACACGCCCGGGTTTGCGATGAGGTCGTCTATCCGGTTCATTTCCATTGAAATTTCCCGGCAGACAGGTATCTCGCCCCGCATCACGGCCTCCCGGAACCGGCCGTAGTAGATGGGCGTGGCCGTGTTCGAGAGTGCCATAATTTTATTCTCCTAAGTCCTATTCATTGCAGATTCGTGCCCGTCTCCCTCGTAGGGTGCGTTCGCACGTTCCGTTTCACCGCAGCAGGAGTCCTCGCCGATCTCCGTTATGACTCCGCTTTATCAAACTCGATGTTCAGCCGGAACTCCATTTCTGCAACGGTATTTTTCAGCGCCTCCATGGCGGTCGAACTCTGCGGCGGGTCAAACGCGAGCCTTACCTTTGCGCCCATGTAGGACGCGATGGTCTTCGCCCGCTCGTCTCCGGGCAGAAAGTCGTCCCACACAGCACTTGCGTCCACAATGCCAAAACCCTTCTCCGGCCCCACGCCCAGCTGCTGCAGCACCAGAAATACCGCGTTGATGTGCATGATGATGTCCGCATCGAATTCCGTGTAGCTCTCCGCTATCCCCAGCAGCTTCTTCACGCTTGTCAGAATCGAATTCATTTTGATTCCTCCTTGGCATCGCTGTCGCCACCCATAATGTAGCTCATCATGGCATAATACCAGTCCTTCTGAGCCCTCGCCAGCAGTTCCAGTTCGGCCAGATTGTGGGGCGCGCCGTCCTTCCCCATGGCCGCTTCTTTCTGTGCAGCCGCTTCAACAATCTCGGTCAGCTTCTGGTGATCAATGGTGTCCAGCCCAGATTTCAGAGCACTGTGATTCTCCACGCTGTCCGGGGTGATCTTCATCCCACAAAGCGTAATATCCCCGGCCCGTGTTGCCCGCACCTGCTGCCCATCCACATTTGTCGCCAGGGCATCGTCAAAGTCGAAGCCTCTGTTCCGCGGTACAGCCGTATAGCCCTGCTGGAGCCCGGCTTCCGCAATACCCACATTCGCCCATAGCAATGCCTCGTCCAACTTGGTCAGTGCCAAGCTTCTCGCGCGGCTCGGTGCAAGGTGTTGAAGCATTGCCTCTGCCTCTTCCAGCTTCCGCCGCAGAAGGATACTGTATTCCGCTTCCCGTTCATCAAACTTTTTTCTCTCGTACATCTTATCCCTCCACAACCTGTTCCCAGTCGTCGCAGCAGGTCACGTTCAGCATCATGCCAATATCTTTGACCTTGCGGAAGTTGACCTCTTCGCCGTTTTCCTTGTGGATCAGAAGCTCTGTGCCGGAAATATGCCAGTAGGCGTCCTTCCAGCCCTGCCGTTTCACTTTGTGCCCCTGCTTCATGGTAAGCCAAGCCGTCGTCCAGTTCATCCTATTTCCTCCAAGGGCAGGTGTCCCCTGCTGTTCTCTCGCCATCCGGCATCTTCGGCCCGCCTCCGGTGCCATAGTGGATGGCCTTGTGTGTCGCATCCGACACGCTGATGACATTCTCCGGGTCGAACAGCGCTTCCCGGTGCTCGAGAATATCCTCTTTCGTCAGAGGGTTGATGTGGTGTATCGTAATGCGCGCCCGGCTCACCTTTCCTCCGCTGGCTGTGATGTCTGCGATAGGATGGTCTTTGCACCCGAGGTCGCAGCCTCCGTCCCGCACGATGATCCTGTCCCGGAACTGCCTCCACTCCTTTGAGCGGTAAAAGTCCTGGTTCAGGTATCGGTCAAACCCGAAGGTGTCCTTTCCCACCGTCCCGTGAAGCTGTAAATACTTCAGCCTCTCCTCGAATGTCCCACATCGGCACATTTCGCTGTAGCTTTTCATTTCAGTGTCCTCATGAGTTCGTACACCAGTAATATCATGCCATGTAGGTCCGCCCCGCAAAGTGCAATCCAACTCAAGGTATTATCCGGTTTCTTCCCCAGCCATACCGCCAGCAGAAAAGCCGCAAAACATGCAAGGAAGCTCGACAACAGTATCCTCTCGAACTCTGTCATAGAGCCGCCTCTTTCTCAGATATACCCGTGGTCCATTGCAAATGCACCCGCAATCAGGAATGTAACTGTCACAAGAAACACGGCCCACACCATATTGTCCTGTTTCTCATTCACGCCGCCGTATTCACTGAACCAGAACACCTCTCCAAACAACGCCGGGACTGCCACGACCCAAAGCATCCGGAACACCTCAGCACTCATACTCTTCTCCTTCGCCATCATCCTCGCCGGAATACTCTTTCATGGACTTGAGCACTTCCAGGTACAGCTCCTCGTTGTCCTTTGCTGCATTGATGGCCTCAGTCTTAGCCCGCAGGAGCTTGTTCTCTTCCTCGAGCTTCTGCTTTTCCAGCATCGTCTTACTCGTCGCCAGCTTCAGGAAGTGGGTGGTCTCTGCAGAAGAGGCTGTTCCTTCCCGTATCCGCTTTTCCACCAAGTCCATTGCCAGAGAGATCATCTGGTTTTCTCGTGCTTCCGGAGTCAGTGCCGGCCTCATTGCGGGCAGGTCAGCGCCGGAAGTTTTTCTTGCGCCCATTTCCGGCACCATCCTTTCTGTAAAATTCTGTCAAATATCGTTCGCGTTCTCATCCGCCAGATTTTGGTTTACCCGCCATTGCTGGCGTTTTTTTGTTTTTGCAAAGTTTGTCATGAGTAACTTCATGGCAAAAATAAAAGGTTTTTCTAAGGGTTCACGGGTATGTCAGAGCAAAGCAGTAACTCGACACAAAAGGAGGAAATGATTTTGGGAAAGTTCTATTGGAGGTTGAACGATCATGAAAACGTATCCATACCCGTACCACAAAGGTATAATAAGGGAGTGTACCCGTGAACCCTTAGAAAAACCGCCGAAGCCCGGTCTACTCCCCAGACCTCGGCAAGTTTACATGATTAGTTGTTTTGTTCTGCCATAAGATTACAGAACAAATTTTCGTCTTAATTTCCGGTTGACATTTCAGAACATCCTCGTATACTTAGAGCACGAAAAAATCAAAGTAAATTGGAACACACATCAAACTCTAATGTAAAGGAGGTATGTCTTATATGCGCAACAAACGTATTCGAGCAGCCGCAAAAGCTCTTCCAGTGCAACAGTCCGCACGCAAATCGACTGTCGAAGAGCTTCTTCCAGGCGCAGCAGTAATCCTTAACCGAATGGCCGAGCTTTACTCCATTGCCAAAGACAGCGAAGAGAACAACTAACCAACAAAACGCCCGTGCCTGACCACGAATCAGATACTGGCGTTTTTACTTTGTAAAAATATCAATGGAAAACTGACACCAGTGCCTGAAAGCCCAAATATCAATTATCCCTCCGGAGAAATATCAAAGACCGGCGCGATTTGAGAGGGGGTGTTGATTTTGCGACCCCCTCCCTATCCCCTTACGCGCTTTGCGCAAGGGTCGTGCCGTCTTCGACCTCCATCTTGAGCTTCTTGTAGATGTTGAGCGGGTCGTTGGCGATGATTTTATCAATAGCCTGCTCAATTTCGTATGCATTCTCTGCATCCGTCAGCTGGTCAGAGGTATAGGCCAGCCGCATCAGCAGTCCGCAGGAGTTGTAGCCCTTATCCATATCGAAACGATACCAGTCGTCGAACTGGCTGTAGGGATTATAAGGGTTATCGGTCGTTGTTAAAAAGCATCGAATCATAGTTCAAAGCCTTCCTTACTTATTCAGAGCACTGTAAACAGTGGACTCGGGAACACCACAAGCTTTGGCAATTTCGTTATAGGTATACCCGTTGGCGAGCATCGCTTTTGCTTTGGCCATCTTCGCGTTGGTTATCACAGTAGCAGTCTTCGGCATTGCTCGCTTAACAATTTCGTCCGACTTAGAAGCATTAAGAATCTTTGTCAACTTGGAATCCGAAATTGCACCTTTCTGCACAGCTTCCCATTCGCGGTCTGTGAACACAATGCGCGTCTTGCTTCCGCTTGCGCCGATTGAATCACGCGCACGCTGCATCTCAACGGAAGAGATCTTCTTGATTTCCTTCTTATCAAGCTTAGGATCAAGGTCCAGAGCCTGAATCTTTGCCTTAATGTTCGCGTTTGCTATCACCATGGCGCGGCGCTCTTTCGGCTTGTTAGCAATGACAGACTCAAGCTTCGCGTTGATGGAATCAACTTCCGCGCGATACTCTTTGGCAGCCGCAGGGCTGTAAACCAAGCCCTTCATGTTAGCAGCTTCTTTCCGAGCCTTCCGTCCAAGTGCTTTCAGCTCGTTCGAGAAATCTGCATACTCAACATACTCTTGATTTCTTCAAACAAGTCCATAAAATAAGCCGTCACTTTCTCGCAGCATTCCGCGATCGCGTTTAAGACATCTGCAAGTTGCTCACAGGTCGTCGCAGTACGCCTCAAAGAATCATAAATATCATGCTCCATAAAATTTCCTTTCATTAAACGCTTTCTTTGAGTTCAGCGCCCTTGAAATAGCGAGGTCGATTCCTGCTCGGGACTTTAAGTGGTAATACCAGAGATCCTTATATGGCGTATTCAGTCTGTCGATTCTCCCCGCAGCCTGCTCCATAATCTTATAGGAGTAGTTCTGGCTGTAGAATATAATGGTGTCCGTCTTGATGCAGTTCCAGCCTTCTGCCCCGGCGTTGTACTGCACGAGATAAGCCCACCTATCTCCATCAGGAATTGGCTGATGCTTATGCCCATTCCACTGAGCAACCTCAACCCCTGTGCCGTAGTTCAACCCGAGCAGAATATCCAGCTCGTAGTCGAAATTGTAGAATATAATCACTCTTGGCCGTGTCATGCAAATATCAAGGACTTCCTGCTGCCGGCTTTCATCGGAATTGACAAGCTTCCTCAACATATAGCAAAACTCGCTTGCTGTCTCTATTGGTCGATCCTCCCAAGGATTCCAGCGGTTCTTGCAGATTTGCAAATACTTCGGCTTATCGTAGTCTACGAAAATATTCTCATGGTGGGACACTGTGGACCGCTCGAAGTCCATGTCAACCAGAATCCGTTCCCGCAGCCGTATCAGTCGCTGTGTGTTCAAATATCTGTCGATCTTCGGATATTTGGAAAAGCGGCTGTAGACCACATGCTGGTTGTTGAATTCAGTCCGATTTCGGAAGAACCCATTTGCGATGAACACCGGAATATAATCTGTCCAGCAGTCCCCCGGCGTAGCGCTAAGAAGAATCCACTCATTTTCCTTTGCAATTTTCAGGAAAGACTTGACCCATTTACCACTGCCAACGACTCTCTGTTCATCAAATATAACAAACGCATTCTTCACACCTATGTACTTTTCGATGTTATTCCAGGAATCCACCGTTACACTGTGCTCGTAAATATCAAGCTCTGGATCGGTACTCATGTAGAAATGAGCCAACTCTTCGTCCCACTCACCCGTATCCCGTTTCCGGGCAGTCGTGATGATATAAAGATCCGGGGGCTCTGCCATCCTTGCATATTCTTTTGTGTTTATTTGTCCGCCATAGAGTCTGTAGTAGAACGCCAAACTCGTTCTCGATTTTCCGCTTCCTACGCCTCCGCATAAAATGCAGCCGATTTTCATACGGTTAATAGCATCTAATTGATAGTCGTAGAGCGTTACACCTGCCATCAGGTCGCTCACCTCATTTCCAACGTCACATAAATGGCACTTTTATTGCAGTGATTCTCATACGCCAGAAGCGAAATCGTTGCTTCCTCTTCGTCCTCTCCTTCACCTCGGACAGTATAAGCAAAGAGTTCCTTCCGATTTTTACGGAAAACCTTCCAGAGTTCTTTCTTTTTAGTGGAGTCCGTGCTTTTTGCAGTAGGACGTATATTGCAAGCCTTATCTACTCTGCGAAGTCCGCCCATAAATATCACACCTCCTCAAAATGAGCAGGAGTTCGTGTAGTAAACCAGGTTGTAATTCAGCGGATGGTTGTTCCAGTCGTAGGTCTGCTTGTAATCAGCAAGCGCATCACGCTCGCCGAGTTCGCGGCAAATATCATCGTTGTGCTCATAGAACCATTCCAGCGGAAGATCGAACTTGTCGCACAGTTCCGGAATATCAAAGACCCAGCTGCCGCAGTTGGTGTTCTGCATACCCTCCGAAACCATGTAATCGACGATCTCTTTTACTTTTTCTCTGCTCATAATCCTTACTCCTTCTATTGTTCAAATATCAGGCTCTTTGGCCCGGTTGCGAGTCATGCGGGAATCGAACCCACCGTACAGACCATGCTAATGACTCAAGTAAAAGAGCCCCAGATTTCTCCAGGGCTCTCATGTGCTTATTCTTCAGGTGTACAATAATCAATGTCGAGATGCACTTTACCTTCACTATCCGTGTAGGTGACGAACTTTCTCGGCTGATGGAACATCTTCTCGTACTTCTCGACGAACTCCGGCAAAAGCTCACCGAAATCATCCTCCGTGAGGCCTACAATCAGGAATGTTCCAACGATAATATCAATGGGGATACCATAAGGGCCGTCGAGCGTCCGGTTGAGTTTCTCCATGCAATCATCATGCAGCTTTCCTTCTTCGTTGCAAATCAATGCCACCTCATCGTCCCACGGGTAAACAGCCTGAATCGGGCCTTTCACCTCTTTCTGGAGCGATTCCAGAGAACAGTCAATGTCGATCACTTCAGGGTAATGCTTTGGGCGAACCCTCAGAACTTTCATACTGTCAACCTCCCAAATTGCACATCAAAAATATAAATCGAGCTGTTTCCTTAGAGCCGCCATTTGCGACGTGGGTACTCACCGGCTGGAGCATTGGACCAAGGACCGACCCTGGCACTCGAAAATATCATTGATTAGTAACCGAAGCAGCTATACTTACGAGCCTCTTTTGCCCGTGCTTCGACGACATCCCGAGCCACATAGTTCAGGTTGATGGTGTAACTGGGAATGCCGTAAGCCTTTGCGGCCTGGTTCTCGATTGCGCAACCACGGTACGCTTTCTCTTCATCATATACGCCGATGAAGTAATCGGCCTCCGACAGCATCTTGATGCGTTCGGCGAGACACCAAAGTGCCTGGTTCGTGCCACTCGGAGGATCAGGAATATAGGTCTGGATAACATCCAGTTCTTCTCCAAAGACGGCCTCTGCAATGTTGTGCATCTGCATCATGGTCCCACGGATCTGGGCTTCGGTACGGTCTTTCATAGGGCAGCTGATAAACAGTTTCTTCATATGCTTCACCTCAGAACGGAATTTCGGTGGGGTCGCTCGGCTCTGCCATGTCTGCTTCAGGAGCCGCAAACCGGGCATAGCGCTCTGCATACGGGTCAGAGTCAGCATCCTGCTCTACGTACATGACATCGGCATACAGGCTGAACTCTCCCGGGTTGTTGCGCTTCTCTACGAGGTTGCACAGGCAGTTGACGTTCTTGACGCGGATGTAATCCAGCTGACCGACCATGTCGATGTCACAGAGCAGCTTTTTGCCGGTGGTGGTCACCCAGTAGACGTGCGGAGGCCACTTGGACTCCATGTTGACATTGACCGGAACGAAATAGGTCGGCAGAAACGGCTCATCATAGGTCTTTTCCGGATTCGGACGAGTCTGCTTGACCGTTACGCCCATGTCCATCAGATGATGCGCCATGTCTTCGGTCAGAACCAGATTGACCCGGCGCTTGTTGGAGCCGAAGCGGTCGCGGCTGGGGTCGCCGCTGAAGTTGGTAGTAAAGATGAAGCGAGTATTCTCGATAGATACCTTCTGGCGTTTGTTAATCATAAATATCAGTCTCCTTTTTATCTTACATCAAAATTCTGTGCAGCTTCGTCCTGCACATCGTCCCACGGAATATCAGGCTTCTGCCAAGGCGGTTCACCCAAATCATTGGAAGCGAACTGCTCGAAGTCACCATACTCGGAAATGGCCTCGACAGCTTTCGTCGCCATCTTATCAAAATAAGACCGGTCGATAGTCTCTTCCAGATGCAGGTTATAGACCATCTCGCTTTCCAGCCAGCGATAATCCTTCGCGCCAGTAACAGAGTCGTATTTGGCCTCACCATTGTCTTTGGCGCCTGCTTCTCTCACAAGCAGTGCGCCGCCGCATCCGGGTTTGATAGGGCAGAACTGGCCAACGCGCCCAACAAAAATATAATTGTGCTCTCCCTCGGCCAAGTCCTCGTTTTTATCGAGGTAGATAGCGCCCTTCGATACCGATTTGGTCTCGCAGAGATCGTTGAACACAATATCTTCGTGAGAGAAGAGCGTCTTAAACACATACGGAACCTGAAACTGAGTACCGGTGGCAGTCCACTCTCCGCCTTCCTTCTCGTTATCGCCCGGCACGTATCCATACCAAGCCTTGCAGTCAGCTGCGTCCATATACCTTGCAATGTAGACTGCATTGTTCACGAGGCACATCTTCTCGTAGGTGGCCTCATGCTCAAACTGGTAGCCGTACTTCTCTGCAAACTTCATGCAGAAGTCGATGATCTCCGGCGTAGCACCGGGGATCTTGATGGAGTCGGTCTTGATATGGGCAACCGTGAAACCGCGCTGCTGTACCTCATCCTGCAAAGTGCGCATAAATAAAGCCCCTCGAAGCGCCACGATGTTGTTGGCGTTCTTGGGGTTGCGGAACGGATTGTCGAAGGTTGCACTGGTCAATCCGTACACCGAGTTGATGGCGATCTTCAGCGCCTGCGCCAATGCTTTCGCCTGCGCAGGGTCATCCAGATACTTGGCCAGCTTCCCGCCAAAAAGCTTCTTGGCCTTGTCATACTCCTTGTGTTTGACATAGATACGTACATCCATAAGGTCATTGAAGTTCTTGGTGTACTCACCAAAGTAGTTCATGGCGACCGCCGAGTGCGGGTGCAGCGATGCCACATCCAGCAGCGCGACATTCCAGTACATACCAGGTTCGGCATAGACATAGCCGCCCAAACCAAGGTCTGTTCCACGGAACATGTTGTGCATCCGGCCATCGTCGCCTTTGGCCCACTCGTAACCCGGGAAGGCATTGATGATGTTTTTGGATACCAAAATATCAGGCTCGACCTCGGTCAAAGCGTCCTGTTCTCCGGTCGCAAGGTCGGTGTAAACCAGCTTCGGGTGCCTTTCCTTGCCAAAGATGATGCGCGTGGTCAATGTGTTGGTCGTGTCGTTGACCGTCAGCCCGGCAATATCTGCCAGGATCTCCCGGGCTACAAAGTCTGCATGACGTGCGTTGAACACGGCTTCTGTTGCCAGAACGTCATTGTCGCAGTATTCCGCGACCTTGTCCCAAAGGCTTTTCGGCACGGGCTGGTCCCACGGTAAACCGAGCTCTTGGTGATGGATGCCCAGTTCGATCTCGAACTTCTTCAGACTCTGCTTTTTGGCAGAGAAGTCATAAATATCCGTGTAGGACAGATTATACGCCTCACCGAAGAAACCGGTATGTTCGTTGATGATACGGTTCGACAGCGCATAGAGCTGCTCTGTCGTCCACCCCAGCATGCAAGCCCAAAGCATATGATTGTCGTACTTGCGGTTATTGAAGCCGACGAGCCGGTAGTTTGTCAGTGCTTCGACCTCGCTGGCGGTAGGATTCACCATGCGATGAACCGGCTTATCCTCGCCTGCCAGTTTCCAGTTGATGAGGAAAAGGTTCGGAAAAACCTCACAGTCAAAGAACGCGATAGGGGCTTCCAAAATATCAGTCTCGCTCTTTGCTTCCTCTTTGGACTTGAAATGCATCTTTGCCACCGTCTTGACGCAAATATCAGCCTGATTCGTGCTGCTTGCGGCAAAGAGCAGGATAGCATTGCGCATATCGTCCACGTCATAGACCACATTGCCCTCGTATGCCTCCTCCATGACATCCCCTCTTCGTCCACACGAGAACCGTAGAACGTATCCACCATCATGCAACTCTGGGTGTCCCAGCCCAGCAGGTCACCGTTCTTGCAGTGCTCCATGCCGAGGTAGTCGTACAGGTCGTTCTCCGTAACGCTCAAATCGCTGAGAAGCTGCTTGTTCAGGCCGTTCAGCGCCTTCTCAATGGCGTTCCGCGTCGTCCAGAAGTATTTCCCGGACAGGCTCTCCCAGCATTTCACCTTCTTGTCATAGGACACATCATCTGGTGCGAGGTTCTTTGCAGTCGGGATCTCATCCGGTTCCGGACACTTTGCCATCTTTTCCAGCGTGACCGCCTCTTTGATTTCCTTTGCCTTCTCCGGCCCGACCGTCTCCACGACTTTGTCCTGATAGCTCCGCAGAGCCGTCTCCGACATGGTGCAAGCCGCCGCCAGCGCAGCGTTTCTCCGGTCGTTGACACTGCTTGCTGCGATGATGCAGCCGGTCGAGATGCCCATAGAGATGGCTGTTGGGATGTACACCGGCGCCGCCGTCTTGATGATGGTCTTGGCGTCCAGCTTCTCGCCCCCCCGCTCCTGTTTCTTTTCCTCCAGCAGGATCATGGCCTTGGGCGTTGCAGTAATTGCAAAGCCAACCGCCGTAAACGCGCCTGCGATGCCTAAGCCCAGTAAGATCTTCGAGCTGTTCCGGCTGAGGGTCCTCCTCGCCGTTTTGGTCAGTGCTTTCAAGTTCATGGTTTAGTCCTCCTTCTTCTTATTCATCGAATCGATTGCCTCGATGCAATCGTCAAGCTGGTCATTGAGGCCCTGCATGAAAATCATTTTCGTGATAAACCCATCGCGGGCAATCTTATGATCGATGTACAGCTTGATGTCCTCATTGCCTGCTTTCTTTCCAACCACAAAAAGGCTTTTTGCAGCGCCTACGCCTTCGCCATAAGCTCTGCCAAGCACCCATACCAGACTGCCGCCAATCAATGCACCTACGATCCCGTTAATAATGTTCATGTTCATGCCTCCAAAATATCAATGAATTTATAAAAGAAAGAGCCGTAGATTTCTCTACAGCTCTCGCCTTTTCAGATGTGTCCGTGCTGCTTCAAATTCTCGAAGCGATTTTCTGTTTCACGCTGACTTGTCAGCTCTCCGGAGATGGTGTCATAGATGTATTCGTATGTCCGGATCGGCAGGGTCAGCACATACCGCATCGTGCCATCCAGCACGTGCAGCAGTCTCCTGCCGAAGTCCTTCCATAACTTCATCATAGCATCATCCACCTGAGCGTAATAGTTGCGATTATACATAATTCAAATCTCCTTTATCTGTTCAGTTTGGATCTTCTTCCATAAAGCAGACTGAATTTTTCGCGTCAGCTCGTGCTGTTCTTTTCAGCCAGCTGACGCCGTACTTCTTCCTGCACCATGTCATGCAGTTCGTCCTCGCTCTTCTGGTCCTCGATCAGGTCATGCCCGAAGCCCAACAGTGCGCTTCCTGCCAGCAGTGCGATGCTTGCCACTCTCCACCAGTTGATTTTATGCATGATAGGTATCCTCCGTATAATCGAGATAGTTTTCTACAGGGTCAAGCGCCGGTGCCAGATAATAGCACTCCAACCCGTCGTCGGTCATCTGCTTGTCGTACTCAAAATCCATCCAGTAGGCGTCCCAGTCATATACCAACTGGTCAAGACACCACCCCATCTGGTCGCCTTCGGGTGTTATGGTCAGTTCGTCGGCGCAGAGATAATTGCACCACTCGTTTACCGAGATGCAGCCGTTCGTGGCCAGCTCCCGGTTAAAGTAATAAGACGCCTCGATGACCCGTGACATCGTGGCATGAAAATATCTTTTTGAGGCGGGCTCATAGAACAACCGGATAACATCGCCGTCCTTGTCTCGCTGGACATCTTCAGCTTTCGTTTCTTTTGCTGCCTCCATCCGCAGCTTTTCCTCTTCCTCCACACCGATGCGCTCCGCCACCTGCCTGCGGTACTGCTGGTAGCTCTTGCCCAGCGCCACATAGGCCGCGCTCAGGCTTGCGATTTCTTTCCGGCTCAGCATGTTCGAGCCGATAATGCACCCGATCGTGCCTGCGCCCAACACCGCCGCCGGAATATAAAACTGCCAGCAGTCCTTGACCTTTTCTTTCATGCCGTACTCAGGCACATCCTTGTTCAGCTCCACCAGCTTTTCGGCTTTGATGGTCGCCTTGCCCGTTTCGATGGCCGTCGCCACAACACCTACGGACGCTGCCACCGCCAGAATAGTTCCGCCGTGTTTGCGCAGGAATCGTGCGCACGTTTTCGTCAGTTTCATTGTTCAACCTCCATTTTGAAAAAATAAAAGAGCCTACGATTTCTCGTAAGCTCTCGATTTGGTTAGCGCTTCAAATACCTTTCAACCTGACTCGTTCTCAGGAATTCATACAGCTTCCGTTCCCAATTCGGACTGCAGTCCTTCATAGCGTTATCGAGTGCATCTGCCGCCAAATCTTCATCGCGCATCATAAGTGTTCTCTACATGATAGCAACGGAGTCAACGCAGAACAATTCGGCAATGCCAAAAAACGCCACTGCGCCCAAAGCAACTTTCACCTCGGATCTCCCGTGTAAATATAATGCAGGTGGATGCCTGCACCAGACTTGCTGGTGGCCTCAATATTTCGCTCATAGCTCTTCTTCCCATCAGGGCCGGGAATATCAAAGTCAATGACGATATGGTCTTCCGGAACTTTCACATAGTGCAGTTTCGATGTGTTCATAATTTCGTACCTCCAAAATATAATTCTGAGACTAACCATCTCATAAAGCGCACTGAAAATTTCGCATCAAAAATAAAAGAGCCTACGATTTCTCGCAAGCTCTCATGGTCAGTTCTTCTGTTTGGTATAACTTGCCATGAGGAAGTCCACGTACTTAGCAAATACGGGTTTGAAAGTATGCCTTGCAATATAAGAAAGCCCGTCTGCACCAATGTAGTTTCCTCTATCATAGAGTCTACTCCATGCCATGCAGTATCCGTTCAGTCCTCCATATACAAACAGCATAAATCCAATCATTCCCATAATACCAATTTTCAATGCTTTCTTCATAATTGTTCAACCTCCAAAATATAATTCTGAGACTAACCATCTCATAAAGCACACTGAAAATTTCGCGTCACAGCACTCCGGCCTGCTTCAGAAGAGCCATCAGGTCTTCCTTGCTCAGCTCAGCGTCGATGTCCAAATGCAGGTGGACCTTCTTTTCCGTCTCGCTGTACCCGGCAAAAATATCATTGAGCTTCACTGCCGTGCTCTTGTATCCCTGCTTCCGAGCAGTCTTGCTAATAGCCTGCGCAATAACACTGCGCAGAAAGGCAGATTGGATGTGCATAACATCCTCCATAGTGTTCAACCTCCATTTTGAAAAAAAAAGATAAGAGGGCGTGTATCTATCAGATATTATCTTCCAGATTGCTCTCTTGCATCTTCTTCAACATTTCCTTTTCAGCCTTGTAGTTCGTCCACTTCTCGTAAGCAACACATGCTCCGATGACTGCTGCATACAGCCCCAGAAAAGTGCCGCTCCACTTAAAGCTGTCGCCCCAAGTAATCGGTTTGTTCATAAAGTTCTTAATAGCTTTCATCATAGGTTTTTCTCCTTTCAATGTAAGCCCTCTTACCTCCATAAAGCAGGCTGATTTTTTCGCGCCGGACAAAAAAGAAAGAGCCTATGTTTCCATAAGCTCTTCCCGAGATAAAGCCGATGTTACGTCGTTTGCCGGTCTATCGTAAAAATATCAGTCTTTCGACGGCCGGAAAATCTGTACGAACAGCCACATCACGAGTGCAACAGCGCACCCGATCAGGAATGTCGTAATGATCTGCCCGACCGAAATCGTATAGTTCCAAATTTTATTAAAAATAGATTCGTTCATAATACGTTCTCCTTTATTTCGGGCTTTATCCCATAATACAAGGAGATTTTTTCGCGTCTTGAGCAAAAGAAAAAGAGCCTGCGATCTCTCGTAAGCTCTCCTCGAAAATATCAATGATTTATGCAGTTTTCTTTACTATGACACTGTTTTCGTATAGCTCATGAGGGGCTATATCCTGGCCTTCAGGCCATTCGATGCCTATACCTCCTGGCAGCATCTGAACTGTTCTGAAATAGTTTTCATCCTTCAGCTGCCCATACCATGAGCCGGTTGCGTACGGTGTCACATCGAACAGCTTCACTTCTCCAGTCTCATAATAGAGGCGAAGCTTCAGTGAATCAATGGGCTCAACTTTAATAAGCTTCGGCTGCAACATAAAAGTCACTCCTTACTTCAGAGGATCAATGCGGAAGAACTGTTCGCCGTTGGACAAGAGCTTCCAGTTTGCCGCCAAATCATCCTTGTGGATCTCCATCCATGCATCCAGAAGCTTCATCTGGCTCTTAGGAAATTTTCCTTCCAGAATCGTTCCGTCCAGAGCAACTACGATTTCCTGTCCGGAATATTCTGCGTGAATGTGAGGCGTATTATGCTTCCCGCCTATTTCGCGGTACATCCGAACAATAATGCCGTAAAACATACATAATACAGGCATTTTTAAGCACCTCCAGTCAATTCTTCTATTTATATTATATCAAAGTCCAGTGAAAAAATAAAGGCCCTCAAATCGGTACATGGTCAAAGCTGGTCTCCCACCGCTCTTTCTTGAGCGGTTTCATCCGCAGCGCCCACATGAGCTGTCGGACAGTGACCGTCGGAAAGTACCCGTGCGAGTCCTTCTTCTTTGCGTGAGCATCAAAATACTCCTTGAATCCGATGCGCAGATAAATTTTGTCGGTCAGCCACGGGTCGATAGGCCCCCAGTAGGTCGCTTTGGTTTCCTCGTTGTAGCGCTGTTGGATGACGCATAGTCCCTTGTCCCGTTCCATGTAAAGGGTCGAAACACGGTAGACCGGATGGTCGCAGCGGTATACCTTGCCGTAGTAGTTCGTCCAGTTGTCGGGCGGTTCTTCATGGTATCTCATAAAAATAAAAGAGAGCCCGAAGCTTTCGCTCAGACTCTCCAGTCCTCCTTACTTTCTAAATATATTCTGCATCAAAGTTCTGGAACCCTCCTTGAATGTCGGAGACAGCGGAATGTGTCCTTCTTCCTCGTTGAACCATCCGTTCACCTGGTTCCATACGAATAAGCCGCCCATGATGAGCGTTCCGGCAATGCCGCCCACGGTCTTCAGAATTTCGATCCTGCGGTCAGAGTCAGCCTTCTGCACGTCGGCTTCCGCCTGATGCCACTTCAGCTGCAGTTCGTCTTCCTTCGCAGTTTTGCTGTTCTCTTCCGCAGTCTCGTTCATCTGCATCTCGTGGAGCTTTGCCAGGCTGTTCACCGCAGCGGCATACTCCTCAGAACCGGGCTTCATCGTTTTCAGCGATTCCATCCCACTTTCCAAAGTCTCGTTCAATAATGTTTTGTTTTCCATTTTGATCTTCTCCTTTATCAGTAAATTCGGAGTTTCCTCCGTTAAACGGACTGTTTTTCTCGCGTCTCCAGCGGTTTCACTTTCAGCACCACATATTCGGAGCTTTCCAGATATTCTATGGATGTCGTCAGGTCGAGAAAAATATAAGGCTGTTCGTTCTCGTCTCCGGGGGCGATCATCAAGTTCCCGACCGCGTTCCTGCCATGTACACACTTCCACCCGACCGAAACACCGAACAGAAAGCCAAGCACGATAAATATCAATGCAAGCAGGTAAACCAGATACACCATTTTGAATTTCTCCTTTGTAATATTCTACACCGCCTTTTGGGCGAGTGCGTGATGAAAAAAAAATAAAGAGCTGTAGATTTCTCCACAGCCCTTGTCGGCTCAGATGTCGTTGCGAATCAGAAATAATTCTCCTCTGTTGCAAGCAGCTCGTACCAGACCACTGGCCCGGATCAGGTTTATCGCGTTCGTGTAAGATGCCTGTGCTATCGAGGCATTCGCATACTCGCCTGTACCAATGTACATAACTTTCTGGTTGCTCTCGATAAACACACGTATCTTATCCATCGCGTTCACATAACCGCGGTCGCAAGTAGCCTTTACTCTCTTGTAATGTTTCCTCATAAAAATCTCCTTTCGTTCTTCGGAAGCCATCTTCTTCCATAAAAGAAGCGGAGTTTTTCGCGTCTAACTTAGAATAGAAAAAAGAAAGAGTCCGAGTTTCCCCGGACCCATCTCTGGTCGAATGTTTTATCGTACGCCCATGTAGTAATCAGTAATGAGCTCGAGTTCGTTGCGTTCCACCTCAGGGTAAGAGACGTTCATCGTCTCGTTAAAGCCCTTCTCGATAGAATTCATCATTTCCTCGAAACCCTTAATAATATACTTAAACATAGCAGTTACCTCCTATTATTAACATTTTCTTCCATAAAGGAGGCTGATTTTTTCGCGCCTGCGCAAAAAGATAAGAGAGCGAAATATCTTTTCCGTTACTTCGTTCTCTTAGATTTGTTACTTTTTATCAAACACTTTGGCCCATAATATATAGCCATACCAACAGCTAATATAACCTCGACCCAATAGTAATTCGTCATCAGCATATTCATCATATCAGTCATAATCGTTCCTCCAATTATAGCTCTCTTATCTTCCATAAAGGACACTGAATTTTTCGCGCCTGCGCAAAAAGAAAAGAATGGGATTTGGACCCATGACCTCCGCAGTTAAGCGGCGCTCTCCCATGCTGAGCTATCTTCTCCATAATATGCCATGAATTTTTCGCGTCTGCGTAAAAAGAAAGAGCCGCTGATTTCTCAGCAGCTCTCACTCTTTAGTGTCTTCTCTTTGTTCTCTGTCTCACCTCTTCCGTTTTTGCGCCAATGAGGCCGATCGCCTTCACCAGCAGTACAATGATCAGAATTGCAATAATCAGACTAAACATAAGTATCTACCACCTTTCATAAAGGCGGCTGAAATTTTCGCGTCCGGATAAAAAAAATAAAGAGCCGCAGATTTCTCCACGGCTCTCGCCTTTAGCAAGACAACTCAACCCAACAATGGTATTGTCCACAAGGCAGTGCGTCCCAACTCGGATGCTTCATCTTATACGGGCATTGGTTGCAATTCATGATATTATCAGAATCTGCAAGAAATTCACGTATAAGATTATTGTCTTCGTTATTGGTCCAATCCACTTTGCTCCAATCTCTTGCTGCCATTTATCTCACCTCCATAAAGGAGTCTGTTAATTTCGCGTCACTGGCGTTCGATGCTCAAAAGCCAGAAGAACTTGCGGTAGAAGTCGTAGTACATCTGGGAGCCGCACGGACATCCCCTTGCACGAAGACTCTTGTAGGACAGTCCTTCCGTTACACCTTTCCGGATGTATGTTTGGAGCGCCGGTTCCATTTTGTAAATGCAGCGGTCAATGAGTTCAATGTGCTGCGAATAGTACGCTCTCAGCATTCCTTCTCGTGCAGTCGGGTCAGATGGTACGTTGCTCTTTACGATGCCACCCATATCGCCCTCCTGCGCTCGCCAGCCATTCAGCCTCGCCAGTGCCCGTTTCCAGTCGTTGTATTGGAAACAGAAGTTCTTGAGTTCCAGGTATCGATACTTCGGCAGACAGTAGGGATTCTTTCTGGAGAGTTCCGGTTTCTCGTGTTTCAT